TCCCGGGGAGCGCCTTGTTCACTGCCGGACCTATCCGCGGTGTCCGATTGGCTACTGATTCGCGATAGCCCACGGATTCACATATACACCGATTATGGAAATGCAGGAAATTTTTGTGTCAAGACGCCGCCCAGCGGATTCCACTCCCGAAGCGCCCGCCCCGGCGCATTAGCCTTTTTGTGCTTGTTCGCCGCGGCCCAAGCGACCGCGAAGGCTTTTTGCTCGTCCCCGTCATACTGCCGGAAAGCCGCGTTGAAAGCCGACATCCAGATCGTCTGCGCATGCTCGGGAAGCTTGCGCACCGCCGCCGGAAGCTCAGTTTTCGAGCTATACGGCATTTGGCGGATCCGCCGTTATCTTAACGCCAAGCCCGGCAAGGATGGTCGCCATGTTAACGCATTGGTGCTCAGGGATGAAAATCATGCCATTGCCGGGCGGACAATGCTTCTTTAGCTCAGCTTTAACATTTTCCTCTGAATCGTTCTCGCTCTGATCGATATGAATTATTCGCGTGACAAGATTTCGGACAGGATCGAAAGCGACGCCGAATTGCGGAATCATGCCGGGGTCCTAAAGAAAGCATTGTATTGAAATGCGACCGCCGCATCGATATGGGGATCAGTTATCAAGGCGGCTTGCTGCGCGGCGTTGCCCGGGGTTATCGACACCGTTCCGCCCGCTGTCGCATCATTCAGCACATCCGTATCGGTCGAGATCGAATTCGTGAAAAGATCCCCGTAAGTATCCGGGGCATTCAAGACCTGGGAGCCGAAAGTCTCGCGCTCGCGATGGAATGGGGTTAGCTGATCTTCGGTCTGAATTGAAATGCAAAAAGTAATCAGCGATGACCGCACCCGGTTTTGAAAGATGGAATCCTGCGAAAGATAATAGGCGTCGCTATGGGCGCTAGCGCTAAGGGGAGGGGCAGAGGCGCGGGGACCAGCCATCGCAATTCACCTAAGCCGGAAGATGCAGGTGCGGCGCGAGCGATCGATAGATGAGCAGGATCGCGACTAGCGCTACAATGACCCACAAGATCTGCACGACCTTTGGCGGAAGCGCGATGCCGATGATGCTTTCAAGAACCCAAAGCACGAGCCACACGCAAAGCGCGAGAAGGCAAAGATAGACTAGAAGCAGGATGACGCTTTCGACCATCTAATGATTGCACCCCTCGATCATTTTAACCACGTCATCGGCTTTTTCCAGGATCGCAAAGTTCTTGTCGGTCGTATAGAGCACTGTGTTGACGTGCTTCTGGAAATGCAAGAACCCATCCGGGCGCACCGCGACGATATGGGCGGATTCCACGAAAAGCGGGCTATGATCCGGCGCATGAAAGGTCAGCAGGCACCAAAGCGCGACGCCTACTGAGCCATAGCTGTGCATGCATAGCCCATCGAATCGTATTAGCTCACCCGTTCGCGATGTTGTTGATGATCGCCATGGCGAAGGGCGCGTAGACCGCTAAGGTTTCTTCTACGTAAACTCCACTCTGCCTTTGGCGCGTAACAAGGGGCCAATCAATTTGGTAAAAACTTGTACGTTCCTTCATCTCGGCGACGTTCGGAACCTCGTTCGACTGGTATTGCATCGGCAGATTTTCCGCCCAGCCAAGGATGGTGCCCGGGGGCACTTTCGGGTGGATGCGGAGCGGAACTTTATCGCCGCCATCCTGCGCAAACGGGTTGTAGTAGTAGCGGATGGTGCCGCCCGCGGTCAGCTCATATTCCCGGCCGTCGGTCGAGTGATGGTAGCTGAGCAGCGGGGCGCTTGAAGACGACAGCACCTTAGTCGTGATGTTGCGCAGCTCTTGCGCGTTCAGCCAGATGACCGAAGGCGTGACTTGGAAGTTGTTCCACATCGTGAGCAGCATGTCGTCGATCTCGTTGATCGACCCGCGGCCCGATGCGGTCAGCGCGGTTCCCACCCCGGCGGTGCCGGTGGCGAGCGTCTTCACATAGGCGTTGTTGCCCGCCTTCAAAGCCGTGGTCATCAGCCCATCGAAGGCGGTCGAGTTGGTCGAGCAATCCGCGGTGACGGCGGAAGCGTTCTGGCGCGATCCGGCGAGCGCAGTGGATTGCTGGTAGGAATTGATGGTGGTGATGCCTTGCAGCGTTTCGTTGCCCGCGCCGACGCCAATGTACCAAGCATAGGCGACCGCGCCGGTGACCGGGGCGACGGATAGGCTAAGGATCTGCCCGGATGTAGTCGGGCCGGTGCTGGTCGCGCCGCTCTTCATCGAAGAGCCGCCGTTTAGCGTATAGGTCTTGCCATCCGCGCCGGTGACCGTCTGGGACGTGGCGACGCCGCCCGCTAGCGAGGAGTTCTGGTAGCCCTCATTGGTGAGCGCCACGCAAATCGAGGAATAGGTGGCGACCGGCAAAGTCGAGCCCGATCCGCCCGCCGATCCGGTGACCGTGCCGACCGTGCCAAGCTGCAACGAGTTGTTGCCCGCAAGGATGCCCATCTCCTCCTTGAGAAAGACCTTTTGCAGCAGGCGCATGGTCATGCGGGCGCGCACGTCCTCGAAGTCGCGTCCCGCGGAAATCGCCTCGAAGGTGACCGCGTCTTCCTCGCCGAGCGTGACGTAGGACGCCGAGCGGTTCGACGTGTTGTAGGACATCTGACCGGCGCGCTGCCCTTCGGGCATCCAGCCGGTGTTGTCAAACCCGCTGCCAATGATGGCGTTGACTTGCCGCCAGTTGGTCGCCGTGCCGACGCCGCCGCCGACGCGGGGGATGCGGTTTCGAATGGGGGTGTTGACCGGATAAAGATTTTTCGCGGGCGCTTGTAAGTCAAACGCAACCAGACCTGTTCCGGTTGTGATTGTCTTCTTCAGCTCGCCCGGATCAAGCCCGGCGTTGCGGAGGATGTAAGCCGCGATATCCTCGCTAGGCTGCGAATAAGCCTCGTCCACCAGCGAACGGAGGATGTCGTCTTGCGTACCCATTTACTCTGCCCTCCCCGGGCCTTCTCAAATCCGAGATCCTTTCCTTTTCCTTTGTTTGCCTTAGTGGGAGGGCGGCCTTCTTTTTTTGGGCCGCTAGTAAGTTAACGAAGCTCTTCCCGCCCCCCGGCGGTTCCGCCAACACTTCGCGGCGGGGCGGGGAGGGGCGCGAGATTCATCTGGCGGGGATGCGAAAGCGCCACCTTCGTCAACAATAGCGCACGCTCCTCGTCCGTCATATCCTCAAAAGTCGCCTTGGTTTTAGCGATAATATCGGGGGTGATCTGCGGCTGCCCGCCATGATCGCCGACATAAACGCTGCCCGCCGTCTTGGTAGGCAGCGGCTGCGCTTCAAGCTTTTGCAAGCGCTCGGCGAGCTTTTCAAGCCCTTTATAAGTATCGTCGAGCTGCTTCAAGATCGCGTCGTTATCTTCCTTGAGGCGCTTAGCGGCGGCTTCGGACGCCGCAACTTTGCTGTCGTTGTCGGCGATCTTAGAAAGTGCGTCAGCCGCCAGCACTTCGGCGAGCGCATCGACATCCATTTCTTTGTACGCCTTGGCGAGCCGATAAGCTTCCGGAGTCGCCTTGCCGCGCTTGGTGCGGACTTCCAGGCGCTCCAAAGCGCCAAGGGTATCCTGCAAAAGCTGATCGGTCTTGCTGAGCCGGGTCGCGAGCGAATCGCTAGCCTCAACCTTTTTGGCGGCGACATCCGCCACCTTGCCCTTGCCGCCCCAATCATCGGGGAGCATTGCGGTCGCGCCAAGCGCCCGGGCGCGGCTGACGATATGCGCCTTCGCCGCCGCCGGGTTCTTAGCGCGCCCGATGGCGCGAATGGCGTTAGCGAGATCGGACTTGTTCTCAATCGGATAGGAGCCGTCCTTCATGGCGGCCCCTGATTTGGCGGCGGCGCGCCGCTGATCAACGGTAAAGGAGCGGCGCTCAATAACCGGATCCGCGCCTTCGACCGGCGGCTTATGCGACGCCGCATACATCTCCGAAATCATGTCGAAAAGGCGCTGAAGCGGCGAGCCCTCGCCGCCCTTGTTAGCCGCGCCGGGGATGGCGCTGAAATAGCCGTGCGACTCGGCGCTTTGGGATCCGCCGCCGCCGCCGGTGTCTTGCGTCGCGTTCGCATGTCCCGCGCCTACGGGGGCTTTTCCGCTATTAGGATCTGTCGGCATCGATGTGTTCCCCGCATCCGAGCCCTTATCCGGCGCGCTGCTGCGATAGGGGCCGCCGCTGGCGACGGTCGATGGGCCTTCCGGCTTGATGTCGAAGCCGTCATCCCACTCGCCCTTATCTTCGAAATCGCTCGCTGGCTCCGTAGGCGGCATTTCCCGCGCCAAGGCGTCAGGATCGCGCCGGGCGCCGTTCATCAAATCGCGATGGGCTTCGCCGAGCGGACTGCCTTCGTCGCGCTTCCATAGATCGAGGGTCGCTTCGGGGCACGATGGGCGGTCAACCAAGCTAACCTCCGTTAAAACGATCTCTTGAATGATGGACGGGTCTTGCGGATTGCGCTTTTTGATCCGGCCGCCGATCGAGAAGCCGTTATAGACGCCCGCCTTGACTTTCTGAACCGCGATCGGATCGACGACATGCGCGATAAACGCGGTGCGCTCGCTATCGTCAAGATTGATTTCCAGGCAGCGACCGGCGGCTTTGGTGGCGTCGTGCATTTCGCGAACGGCCGGAAAGCGCATATAGTCTTCAATCGCCGAAGCCATCGCCGCGGCGGTGACAATCTCGCCATGGGAGTCCCTAACC